GCCAGGGGGGCCCTGACAAAGGCCAAGGGGGCAGGGGCTGTGGTGGGTGCAGAAGCAGGCACCGGTGTGCTGCAAGGTGCGTTATCGGACTCCGCCCAGACCATCGGCACCGAGACGGGGTTCGACGTAGAACGCTCTGCCGCCCGTGGCCTCGAAGGGGGCCTAGAGGGCCTAGGTGGTGGCCTTGGGCTAGCTGCGTCCTCGCATCTTCAGCAAAGCGAGACCAGGAGAATGGAGAGGCGCTACCTAGGGGACCTTAATGACCCCAAAAGGCAGCGTAAGCTTGCCATCCAGAAGAAGGTCGTGGACGACATTGACGGCCTCCTGGCGAGTGAGCGCCAAGCCGGGGGCAATCCATCCATGGCCCACAATGGTACCCATGCCGCGCGGACCCTGGCTGAGAAAGCGTATAAGGACTATTCCGGTGTGATCGAGGGTCTCCAGGAAAGTGGCAAGGTTCCAAAAGGATTTATGCGGGACACAGATGGCGATCTTATCTCCCTCCGCACTCACTTCGAGTTACTAGGGGATGGGGGGCGCAACGCCAAAAACTCCCAGCGCCTGATGCTCACTGAGCAGAAAGAAGCCATCGACCGCATAAAGGACATAGGCCCCGTTGCTCGCCAAGCCCTCAAGGATAAGCTCACCTATATCGAGGAATTGTCCCATGCAGGTATCAAGGCGCGTCAGGTCTCGGGTCCCATCGCTAATACCCTAGAAACGACCGGCAACCTACTTGGCCATGCTTTAGGCTTCGAGTTGGGGAGTGGGATGGGCAAGACCGGCTCCTTCGGTGCGGCCTTGGCTACGTCTAACGTTCTCGGCGTTGGTGCCCGACAGCTTGGTGCCGTAGGCGACCGAATCCTGGGTAACTCTACCCCGGACCTCGTCCGTAGGCGTGACATGATCGAAGGGGCCATGGAGGCTCGGAACATTCCCGAAGCCAACATCAACCTCCTGAAGACCTTTGGTCCCCTATTCGCCGAAAAGCCTAAGGCCGGTATACCACTGTCAAGCTTGACTCCTGAACAGGCCCAGGCCCTGATGCCCAGGCTGTCCCGCACGGCTCAGGATAAGATAGCCGAAGAAGTCCAGGCCACCCCAGATGCTGAAGTGACCCTCAGCGCTGGGGAATTGGCGAGGGTCAAGGCAATGACCAGAGGGACTGACCCAGGTAAGATCATGGGCAGCCCCCGGATGAAAACGGTTCAGGAATATAACCCGCACCTGTCAGCTCAGCAAGCCTACAACGCCCTCGACAATCTCCACGCGACCAAGGTCATCTCTGATGGGGTCTACGACCGCATGATTGAGTTCAGCGACGACAAGCTGGACAGTGACCTTTATTTTGCCATGGAGCAACTCATCGACAGTCGGGCTGATGACCTCGCCAGGGGCCTTACCGAGCTCTCCACGGAAAGCCAACTCTATGCGGATGAAGTAGCCCGCCATGAACAGAGGCTCATAGAGCAAGAGGAGCTCAGACTGCCATGACAGTCCAGGATATAATTCGCCTGCACCAAGACGCCAAGGAGGCCCTAAACCTCCCTGGCATTTCGGCAGAAGACCGGAGAGCTATCGCCGTGGAGTTCCTCAGTGTCTTAAACACCCAGTTACTGAAGGACACCACCACCCTCCGCGCCGTTCGCGCTTCCCTCTTGAAGGAGGCCCAGTTCGATGCTCGATCATTACGACATCCCGCTGATACCCCCAGGGATGCGCCGAAAGCGCCGCCGAAACGCAAAACACGCCTCACCCGGTCCCCGTCGTAATTTCTTCGCCACACCTGCTGCCCGCATTATAGCAAAAGAGCCTAGGCAGCAAGGGGGCAAGAACCGCGCCCTCGTCCCATACCGGCGCAGAGGCGTCAGCTTCGGTGCCATGATAGACGCTGTCGTCCGCTCACGCCCACAAGCCAGGAGGCTCGTCAACCAGATGACAAAAGACCAAGATTTTGACCAGACCGCCCTGGACGTTCTAGCTGATGTAGCTGAGATCGTCCTAGCTAGGACAGAAGTCACCAGCGACTTCGGAGAGGCCAAAGCGGTCCCAGTTTTCGATCCCAAGTCCCGCATTGCTGCCGCCAAAGCCTTCTTGGAATTTACCCGGCAGAAGCCTAAGACTGTCACACAAGTGGAGATGACTCCCGAGGCATGGCTTGAGCGGCTCGACGATGAGGATGGCGTCGATGATGACGATGCAGGAGACTGAGCAGGTCAGCGAAAAGGCTCTGGCCAACCGCAGGCGTCTCAGGGATGATTTTGATTTCTACGCTCGTAAATGTCTAAAGATTCGGAACAAGGACAGTAAGATCGTCCCGTTCAAGCTCAACCCTGCGCAGGAAATCCTGCACGAGGTTGTAGAGAGACAGCTCCGCACTACAGGCCGAGTACGGGCTATTATTCTCAAGGGGCGCCAGCAAGGCCTATCGACCTATGTCGGCGGTCGCCTGTATTCATCCGTCTCCCAGTATAAAGCGAAGAAAGCTGCCGTTGTCACGCACAAGGCTGACTCAACAAGCACACTCTTCGACATGACTCAGCGCTTCCACAAAAACTGCCCAGAGTACGTCCGCCCGCGGACAACGCGCTCATCCAAAACAGAGCTACTCTTTGGCGAACTGGACAGCGCCTACCGCCTAGCCACCGCTGGTGGTGATGGTATCATGCGGGGCGAGACGATCACCCACCTACACGCCTCCGAGCTAGCGTTCTGGAGGGCCTCGGCTGCCCGCACGAACTGGAACGGCCTGAAGCAGGCTGTTCCTGACGCTGATGGAACTGAGGTCTACATCGAGAGCACCGCTAACGGTGTTGGTAATCTGTTTTACGAGCTATGGCAGGGTGCTGAAGCAGGGGTCAACGGTTATGAGGCCGTCTTCATTCCCTGGTTCCTTAGTCCTGAATATTCCGCCCCAGCTCTTCCAGATTTTCGGCCTACGTATGATGAGATGGCACTCATCAAAAAGTACGGTCTGACACCGGACCAGCTCACTTGGCGGCGACAGAAGGTAGGCGAGAACGGCCTTGACCTGTTCAAGCAGGAATACCCTTGTGAGGCTGAAGAGGCCTTCCTTACCTCCGGGCGCCCCGCGTTCATCCCCGAGAAGATCAGGGAGCGTCTCGATCAGTTATCACCAGAGCCTCCTACCCTTATGGCTCTTGAGGGTGAGAGCTTTCAGCCGCACCCCAGAGGGGAGCTGAAGGTCTTCTACCCACCGGAGGAACACAACGTCTACTACATCGCCGCAGACGTGGGATCAGGAATCCGAGGGGCTCGCCACGCCAATGGAGAGTACACTGGGGACCCCTCGGTTGTCCAGGTGCTCGACCAAAAGAAACGTCAGGTCGCAATTTGGAGAGGATATGTCCTCCCAGATATGCTGGCCCACGTCCTAAACGCTATAGGTGCGATGTACAACTGGGGGCAGATCGCCTGTGAGAACAACAACCACGGAATCCTCCCTAACCACATACTGTTTCATGACCTCAACTATCCAGACGTGTTCCAGACCGTCAAGGTCGATGAGACCACCGAGCGCGAGATGAAGACCCTAGGGTTCACCACCTCCTCGAAAACACGTCCGATGATTATCAACGCACTCCGAGGGGCCATGCGCGCCGAGGAGATCGAGATCAACGACAGCATTACTCTCCGGGAGATGAGCGTATTCGTCGAGAACGAAGCCGGTAAGTTCGAGGCAGAGGCCGGTAACCACGATGACACCGTGCTGGCCTTGGCCATCGCCCTCCACATCCACGAGGGTGACTGGGACACCAAGTCTCCTATCCCAGATGACATGTACACTGAAGCAATCTAAGGAGGACCCCTATGTCCCTAAAAGGTGAACCTCTTGACGACGAGGACGTGCTCGCAATTCTCGAACATGCCGTAGAAGAGAGCGTCTCCCACCAGGACAGCGAGCTCTCCCGCCTCCGCGCGGAGAACCTTCGCTACTACGATGGGATAGATCCTAAGCCCTCGGCTAGGAACAACTCACGCTATCGCTCCCTTGACGTGTACGATAGTGTGGAGGCGGCTAAGGCTGCTATCATGGACGTGTTCGCCGTCGAGCTCGGTGTGGCCCGCTTCAAGCCTAACGGCCCCGCCGATGAAGAGGAAGCCCTCCAGGCCACAGCCTACTGCGACCATGTTCTCTTTACCCAGAACGATGGGGAGGAGGTCTTCGAGACCGTCATCTCCGACAGCCTTATGGGGCGCAACGGCGTGGCGAAGGTTTACTGGGAGCAAGAGGAAGAGGAGTATGAGGAGGACGTAGACGGTCTAACCCCTGACGAGTTCCTGATGCTCATCGCCGATCCAGAAGTCGTCGGTGTCGTGGATGACAGCGAGTATGAAGCTGTCGATCCCCAGACCGGAGGACATGTAACTTATGTCGAGGCCACTCTTCTAAAGCGCCGCACAACCGGGCAAGTCCGGGTCCAGGCGCTTGCTCCAGAGGAGTTCGGCATTTCGAGCAAGGCTCGATCCATTGACGACGCCGTCGTGGTGTACCACCGGTGGCTAGAGAGCCTTAGTGACATCAAAAAGCACTGGGGACTGTCTGACGAAGAGGCTGATGAGATTCGCCTAGACGACGAACAATGGGAATATGACGAAGAGGTCCTCCAGCGTCACGAGGACATCGGCAACGAGCGGGACACAATCTTGACCCTTCAGGCCGCCGCCCAGAGAACATTCGTCTATGAGGTCTATGCGACTCTTGACATCGAAGGAACCGGAGAGACGGGCCTGTGGAAAGTGACGTACACGGGTAATAAAATACTGGACAAGGAGAAGGTTTCATGCAAGCCGTTCATCTCCTACGCCGCTATCCCCCGCGCTCATAGCTTCTGGGGTAACGACTTTGCCTCCAAGATCAAGCCGACCCAGGATGCCAAGACCATACTTACACGCGGTATCCTGGACCACACGGTCCGGGCCAACAACCCTCGTATGGGTGTGATTAAGGGCGGCATCCCCAACCTCAGGGAGCTGACTGACGACCGTTTTGGCGGTGTGGTGCGGATGACCCGCCCAGACGCTTTGGTGCCAATCCCGCAGCAGAGCCTCAACCCGTTCGTATTCCAGACCATTGGTCTACTCGATCAGGACCTGGAGGACACCACCGGTATTTCCCGGCTGTCTCAGGGCCTATCCAAGGAAGCGGTCAGTAACCAGAACTCCGCTGATATGATCGGCCAACTGACGACCCTAAGCCAGAAGCGCCTTAAGCGCATGGCAACCGGATTCCAACGGCAGTTTATCTATCCCCTCTACCGGATGATATTGAAGCTCGTCACCGAGAATGAGGACCAGGAACGTATCCTGACAGTGGCTGGTCGATATGTGCCGGTGGATCCCAGCACATGGCAGCGCCAGCGTGATCTGGAGTTAGAGCCCGCCCTTGGTAGTGAGGAACGCTCCGCCGAGGCTGCCAAGTGGCTTGATATAGACGGCCTCCTCGTGGAGCGCGGTGGGCCGCAGTATACGCCTGATAGGCGCTACAACGTCATCGCCAAGGCGCTCACGCATATGGGCATTAAGGACGTGTCTCGATACTACGCCCGCCCTGATGAGTTACCACCTCCCGAGCCAGACCCCATGCTCATCAAGGATATGGAGTTTAGGGAAAGGGAGCTTGTGACCAGGGAGAGGGCGCAGGCCCTCGGGGAAGCGCGCCTTGAGCTGGATCGGGAAGAGGCAGAAGCCAAGCTACAACAGCAGGCAGAGAAGGATCTGGCATCTATCCGCAAGGATCAGGCAGCACTGCGCTTGAAGTCCGAAGCACAGGCTCATGAGCAGTACATGCGCGAAGCTGAGCTGCGCATCCTGCGGACCGCCGACGACATTCGCGGGATCGCCTCACCTGGATCGTAAGGAGATAACCATCAGCACCGATCAGAACTACCAGACGGTCAACGAGCTGCACACCATGATCGAACGAGGGAGGGGAGCCGAGCGGTTCCTCTCCGATCCTCTCGTTGTCAGTGTCGTGACCGAACTGAAGAAAACATGGGCCGAGATGATCTTCTCATCCGCGCCCACAGACCGCGATGCTCGGGACACCCCGTACTTCGCATACCTCGGCCTGGAAACCCTTCTGGCCACCCTGCAACAGCAGGCCAATGAGAAACAGATGGCTGAAGCCGCTCTTGAAGAGCTTCATCCCATAAAGGAAGATAGCTAATGTCAAACAGCACCATCCAATCGGACGTGCCTGACTATCTCGAAAGTATGGACGACATCGCTGATGCGTTCGGTGCTCTTGATGACGGGTACGACGAGGACGATCAACCCATCGACCCCCGCGCCGAGCTCGAAGAGCGCGAGGAAGACGACTTGGAAGCCGCAGCGGACGATGACATTGAGACGGAAGAGAGAGACGGCGACGAAGAGGTCGAAGACGGCGACGATGCTCCCGCTCCTGACGGTGACGATGATGAGTATGAGGAGATCGAAGTCTCTGATGACTTCGTCATCCCCGTAAAGGTCAACGGTCAGGATGTTGAGGTTACCGTTGCGGATCTTAAGCGTCTCGCTGGCCAGGAAAGTGCCATTACCCAAAAGGCGCAGGCCTTGGCGGAGACCCGTCGGCAGGTCGAGCAGGCTGACCGTCTAGCCCGCGCTAGTTACGACAAGCTCCTAGAGCGGACCAACGCTCGCTTGAAGCCCTATGAGGGTCTAGACTTCGTTCAACTGGCGCGGAACCCTAACATCACCGACGAGCAACTCAGGGGACTCCAGGAGGAGCACCGGACGCTGATGGAAGAGAAGGCTTTCCTCGAAGAAGGACTAACTCACCACACGGCCAGCTTGGCTGAGTATCAAACTCAGACCCTTCTGGCCAAGGCACAGGAGAACATCCAGGTCCTGGAAGACCAGGCTTCTCCCTTCTACGTCCCCGACTTCCGGCAACGCTATGCAGACCTCAAGGATCATGCAATCAAGCAGGGGGCCGACAAGGATTTCATCGACAACCTCATTGATCCGTGGACGTGGAAGCTCATCAACGATAGCCTCCGCCTTTCCACAACCACCGCCAAAGCTGAGCAGAAAAAGGCCGCTAAGGTCCCCCCTGTCTCCGCCAAGCGGGTCAAGCGCACCCGTGGTTCCAACCGGGTCGAGACCGGCGCTGCGGCCAATCGGTCCACCGCCCTCCGCAAACTCCGAGCCAATCCCCGCAGTGAACGCGCTGCGGCAGATGCCTTCGGGGCTCTGGACCTCTAGGTCCGATATTTCTACCGCCAACCTCATATTTCATTAGGGTATAAAAAACCATGGCTACCATCCAGACCTACGACCGCGTGGGCATCGCTGAGGATGTCTCTGACATCATCACCAACATCGACCCAACCGCTACCCCGTTCCAGACCATGATCGGTACCGGTAAGGTAACCCAGCCTTTCTATCAATGGCAGGAAGATGACTTCCGCCGCGTGAAAGTCAACGCTGCGGTCGAGGGCGCTGACGGCTCTGCAACCACTCGGGCCGCTACCCGTATGCGGGCGAACTACACGCAAATCCTTGAAGAGACGATTAGCGTCTCGGATCGCACCGAGCGTACCAAGCTCTATGGCCGTCGTTCGGAAACCAAGTACCAGTCGGCCAAGGTCGCACGGGAACTCAAGCGTGACCTGGAGTTTCACCTGGTGGGCCGTACCCAGAGCGCCGCCGCTGGCTCCAGCTCTACGGCTTCGCTGTTTGGCAACGTCTTCGGGCAGGACGCCTCGGCTACCCCGGCCAACGTGGTCAGCAATCGCCTTGCTCTCGCTGGTAAGACCATCCGCGAGGCGGACCTCCTCAGCCTCCACCAGACTCTTTATAACGAGGGCGCTGATCCGTCCACGTTCATGATTACGCCCCTCGACAGCCTCTCTGTAGCTGCCTTCGCCGCTTCTGCGGGCCGGGAGCGGGACTTCGGCCATACGAAGAAGGTAGTGAACGCTGTGGACCTCTACGTCTCGCCTTTCGGCGAGGTCAAAGTCTACCTAAACCGCTTCCTCCAGGCCTACATCGCTGATGGGGCTGCCTCCCCTGAGGAGCAAATCCAGCCTGACGTTGACGCTGATACGACTGCTGACCAGTTCGGCACCGCTATCCTCTTCGATCCGGCGATGTTCTCCCTGGTCTCCCTTCGCCCGTGGACACGGACCAAGCTCGCGAAGACGGGCGACGCCGAGAAGTACCAAATGCTCGGCGAGTACGGTCTCAAACACCGGAACTACAAATGCTCAGGTGTTCTGACCGGTATCGGCGTTGACGCCACCTAAGGCCTACTGGCCTAACTAGGACACACGGAGGGGCGTCAAGGTTTCTATTACTACCCCCTTGTAGCTCCTCCGTATCCGCGCGCATCCCCTAAGGAAAGACCCACCTATGACGATCAACCAAGAACGCACTGCCTATGAGGCGCGCTTTCGCTCCGCCCTGAAGGCCCGCAACATCGACTTCATCGAGCATACGACCAACATCTTCGACGACGGCCCGGACCACTTCGGTGTCCTCCAGTCCCAGCACGTCCCGGACAGCTTCCTTCAGGACCTCGACGACAAGCGCCACGCAAGCGTCCATGGTAAGATGGGCGACATGGTACACCTGGCCTCCCTGCCGGTGGCCTTAGTCAACAAGTGGCACCGCCAAGGCAAGCGCCTCGACCAAGCCCAGCTACCCGAGATCATCCGCTGGCTTCAGGCAGAAGACGCTGAGCGTTTCCTGGCCACCCGCCGCCGACTCGTCTAACCCTCAACACACCGCAGGAGGCCCTAGTGACCCAACGAACCTTTGGTCGGCTACGCGCCGAGGCTCTTGAGCTTCTCAACCGCGATGACTGCACGTCCACTCTCATGGACCAGTTCCTCCTCGACGCCATCACGCGTATCCACCGGAACCTCAGGATTCCCTCGATGGAGAACATGGTAGTCCAGGTCGCCAAGGCCAATGGGCGTATCGACGTGCCCGTCACCTTCCTTGAGCTGATCGACTTCGAGGATACCGCCCTCTCTGAGTTCGTCTATTTGCCACCTGATGAGTTCCGCAAGCTCGGACGCACTAAGTTCACCCCACAGTTCCAGAGGCGCTTCTACACCCGCAGGGGCAGGGAGTTTATCTTCTACCCGGCGCTGGACGAGGGCGAGGAGCTGACCGTTTACTGCTACACTGACCCACCGGAGATCGTCAGTGATGACGATGTCATCCCCTTGCTGATCTTCGCCCCCGAGTTCGTCAAGTACGCCGCCTTGATCTTTGCCGCCATATATTTTGAAGACGACCGCCAGTCCAACTTCGCGACCATCTACGACGCAATGCGGGCGGAAATCGACATGCAGCAGGAAGAGATGGAGATGGGTAATATCAACGCCTCCATGTACCCTGAGATTTCGGATAGATACTGATGACCTCCTCCTTTTTCGCTCAGGTCCCTGTGGACGAGGCCACCAGCCTCTTTATCTCGGACATCGTCGCCAGCCTGGAGGCCCTAGAGGCCCGCGTTATCGCTTCAGAGGGGCTGATCGACGAGGATGCTGCGACTGTAGCTCAACTCAAGCAAGACGTGATCGACCTGATCGCCACCATCCCGGCATCAGGCACCTCCCCGTGGAAGGCCCCAGTGCGGCTCGCCACCTCCTCGGCTGTCAGTACCACCTCGGCGCCCGCCTCCTATGACGGGGAGACAGCCGCTCTTGGGGACCGTATTCTCCTCTTAGGTCAGCCTAACCCAGCCAACAACGGCATTTGGCTATACGCCGGTGCTGACGTGCCCCTCACGCGCCCCACAGACGCCGACACACCTGAGAAACAGTCCCCAGGGATCTTCGTCCTAGCACTAGAGGGCCTGAGCAACGCCAGAACGCTATACCGTGCAGACGGCTCCCCAGGTGCTCTTGAGTTCGTGCCGTTCACTGGTGGAGCCGCTAGCGCCCCTAGTGGCCCTTCCTACTTTGATATCGCCTCCTACTTCGGTGGGACCCCACCGGCAGGTGTGACGATCCTGAGTTATGCTCCTACAAAGGCTCTAACTATCCCCGCAGGTTTCGCTGGGTCCTCGGTCCGGGCGGGGACGGCACCATCGACTCTGGTCTCCTTTGAGTTTCGGGTAGGCGTCAACAGAGTGGGAACACTAGTCTTTGAGGCTGGGGGCTCTTCCTACTTCCTGTCGGACACCCCAGCCGCCGAGATCAGCCTTTCGGCTGGGGACCTTATTTCCATTGTCACCCCCTCGAACGTGCAGGGAGTCGCTAACATCTCCTTCACCCTCGCAACCACCATGGACGGATAACTATGGCTTTCTATTTTGCGGCTTCCGAGCCTCAGTCTTTCAACGCCACCGGCACCGTGGACACCACTACGGTCGCTGGTGAGATTGATACAGATTACACGCGCATAGGCCCAAAAATCAGCGGCACCTCCGGTACCTACCGGGGTACACTGACTTCTACTGTCACCATCGGGGCCTCCCAGGCTCTATGGCTCCACGCACGTATATGGCTCGACGCCAACGGCGATACAACCGAGCGTCCCTGCTTGACCCTCGTCTCCTCGACTGGGACGAAGACAGGTATCTCCAACCGTAGCCCAGGCCTCCGCCTCATAGCAGAGGACACTGGTGTGGGGGCAGGCTCCACCCGCCCCGCTGGCAATTCTGGGATCCTCGACGTTGAGATCACGAGCACGGCCATTTCCTTCTACATAGACGGCATTCTCCAAGAGACCGTGGCTACCACGGTCCTCAACGCTGTTCAGCTCATCGCTGTTGAGATAGCCAGGGGGGCCACAGGTTTCGTGGCGTCCGAGGTCGTCGTTGCGGACACCTCGACCATAGGCCTGCGTGTGGGGACTAACGTGGTAAGCGGGCAGGGGGAGGATACAGCGATGGCCGGGGCCTTTGAGGACATCGGCGAGGCGATTGCTGATGATGCCACCTTTATCTCCTCAGGAGCTGTTGGACAGCATGAGAGCTTCACCACCACAACGCTAAAGCCTATAGGGGTCCAG